ATTTAACGCCCTCCTTATTGAGGAGGTCAAGCATTTCATATAGCATGTTAAGCTGCTCCTGCTTTGTTGATAGAAGGGTTTTGCGCATGCCGTCCCATTTGCCATCATTTACCCAGTTGGACATGGTTTTTTCCGTGACACCGACTTTCAGGGCAATGTCCTTTTGAGTGTTATTGCCGCGTATGTAGAGTTCTTTGGCCCATTCCTTTTTCTGGTGCGTGAGCAGGTCTTGTTTCGCCATAAAAAATGTTTTCCGCTTTGCCCCCGACGTTGTCGGGGGGCGCGTGTGGAAACAAAGTTCATTTTTCAGTGGCTTTTAAATTGGGATAATAACAATGACGGTGCGAATAATGCACCGTCATTGTGTTTGTGTCATGAACGGCTATAATGCTGTTTGGTAGCGTGTTTCAGGAGTTGCAATTTTACGCTCATACCACAGGGAATATGGCATTAAAAGCGACAGGCAAAAAGTTTGTGATCAGCGACAGCAGCGTGAATGTGTATAACATGCGCATGATGACGAGCGGTTATGATATGGCCGAGTATGCTAAAAACCCAATAGGTTATTACGGCCATAAACCTGATGATGGTGTGCTGCTGAGGTGGGAAGATATACACCTTGATGGTGACCAGGTGATTGCTTATCCGAGTGTGAACATGGACCATCCCCGGGGAGAGCGTACTTATAATGAGATCATTGATGGCCTACTGAACAGCGCGAGTGTAGGTAAGTTGTGTATCAAGGAATATCACCTGGAGGATAACGCTGCTGATCCTGAGAATCCGATCATCGTTGTTACTAACTGGTATAACAAGGAAACCAGTGTTGTGGACAATCCTGCTAACCGCAATGCTATGAAGGCTGAGCTGTATGATGGGGAAGGCAATGAGATCAACCTAGACGAGCTTACTATTGATTTAAAAAATAAACTGAAGGATATGGCCAAAATAACGATTCCGGTAACGCCGGAACTTTTGTCATTGCTGAACCTTGGCGATGATGCGACTGCTGATGCAGTGATAAAAGGCATACAAGGTTTGTCTGATGAAAACAAGACACTGACAACTAACCTGGAGAAGGCTAATACTGATATTGCTACTGAGCGTAAAAACACAGCAGCTGCACGTATAAAGACCATCCTGGATAAAGGTCTTGAGGACAAGAAGTTTAATGTAGCTACCCGTAACAAACTTGAAAAACAGTTTGCCGAGTTGCCTGATCAACTTGAAGACCTGGTAAAGGACATGACGCCGATGCCTAGCGTAGTGGATGCGCTACAGCAGAATACTGACGGCCTGCCAAAGGAACTTGCCGATAAGAGCTATGACGATCTGCACCGGATGGGCAGACTGGCAGAAGTGCGTGACGGCTATCCCGAAGAGTATAAGAAGCTGTATAAGGCGAAACATGGCCGTGAACCAAAGGTGGAAAAAGCAAAGTAGGTGAAGGGTGCCAACGCCACCGGGGCTAAAGGGGAGCACAAAGCCAGGACAAAAAGTTTTAAAATCTAATAATTATAACAATGAAGAAAAATATCAGCGGAGTACAAGCACTCCTTTCGTTAGTGGCCTTTATGGTTCTTATGGGAACAGGGGCGCCGGTATTGCAGCACCAGTTCGGCGTACCGCCGTTGGTGACGTTTGCAGTGGCCATTTTAATAGTTGCGATCAGTGCGCTGAGCCGTGCGGTTCATGGCGGCGATACAAAAGGCACGCCGGTGATGAATGCTGTGCAGGTAGAAAAATGGGTGGACTACATCATTGAGCGCCTGTGGAAAGATAATATGTTTCTTCAGAAAGCATGGAGCGATGATGATTTTGTGGTGAACAATAGCCTGGTGCATATACCACAGCCCGGTGCAGCACCAACGGTGATGAAAAATAATGCGACATATCCGCAGGTAGCTGTGCAAAGGACTGATAGCGATATTACTTATTCGCTGGATGCCTACAGCACTGTGCCTACGCATGTGCCTGATATAGACCTGGAAACCATCAGCTATGATAAGGTAGCCAGCCTTATCAATGACCACTTCGGATACCTAATAGAGGGTATGGCCGATGATATGATCCATAAATGGAGCAATGGCCTGAACGGCTCACTGGCCAGTGCCGGTGGCAGCGTGATCAATACGATAGGCGGCGCAACTACATCTACAGTAACCGGACAGACGGGTAACCGCCTGGCGCTGACATACCGCGAGCTGCAGCTGGCTCAAAAGGCACTGAATAAACAAAAGGTGCTGAAGACAGGCCGTTACTGCCTGCTGAGCAGCGAAATGCTGGACCAGTTCATCAACAGCCTTAATGGTACGCAGTATAAAGACTTCTCCAGGACATATGATCCTATCACCGGTACGGTGGGTGAGTTTGCCGGATTTGGTATCATAGAGCGTGCAACAGTGGGTACTGTGCAGGCAGCGCTGAGCGCCGGTAACCTGGTAAGTAATGACTTCCTGACTGCAGCCGGAACAACCGATAATGAGTTTGCGCTTTGCTACCAGGAGAATACGGTGAGCCGTGCGATAGGTGAGCGGAAATTGTTCCAGCGCTTACAGGACCCATTGTATTATGGCGATATCTACAGTGCGCTGATCCGTATGGGTGGTGTGCGTAGAAGGGCTGATAATGCTGGTGTGATAGCGATAGTGCAGGCAGCTGCTTAATAGTTTAAACCGAGATAAAAGGATTTTTCATACGATCCTATAGCCCGTAGCCTAACCAGGCACGGGCTATAGGCGGCAAAAGACAATAATATTTAAACGATCGTTTTATGAAGAAGATTATTTTGTTCGTTGCAATGGCTGCCTGTTTACTCACGGCTGGAACTAACGCCCAGGCGCAATATACCCCGAGCTGGGGCACGAATGGCCTACCGGGGTCTTATACAAAAGGTAGTTTTCCGGCCTTCTACACTCCGGTGGATACTTTCCCGAGCGGAAATGTGGCGTATAATGACAGCGTGTGGCTGTACCTGGGCAAGGGGTATACTACAGCTCCGGGTTTAAGTAACCTAAACAGTATCACCTTCCAAGCGGATATCCTGAAGGTAGCGGGAACGCCCACTGTGGTAGCTACGCTGTACGAAGCGGCTGACCTAAATGGTACTTACGGGCCTTTTTCGGGGCCGTCATATGGGAGTGCGGTGGTAGCTTATACGGTAGTGCCTACGAGCCTCACCGTGCCAAGTGTAATACAATATACGGTACAGGGTAACCCGGCAGTGAAATATTTATGGACGATCGTGCCGAGTGCATCGAGTAGCGTGGGTTGTGTGACCTCTGCGCTGATACGATAACACCTGGTAAGGATCGAGTAAGTATTTATAACCTGTAAAATAGTAGCAGTGCATCATCAAATAGACCTGGGAAGCCAACATCATAAGAGTATACATGGGGCATTTTTGTTTATGGTATGCGTGGTATTGCATATCACTTGTGTGAAGTTTTCGGGGTTTCATTATGATCTGAGCGCTTTTACAAATCATTTTTCACTGGGAGACACGGTGAGTGTGCTGAGCGGTGTGGGAAGTATAGCAACGGCGGTGGTACTTGTAAACCACTATATACTGCGTAACAGGCTGCTGCGTAAGGAGATCAAGGATGGTAAGGGAAGTGATACGGATAAGGAAAAAGACCAGGAAAAGGAGGACGGCAAATGAACCAGAACAAGGATTATTTATTCGGTGTGTTGATCATAGCGATACTGTTTTCGCTGATCGGCTTTGGATTGCTGGCACTCCTTAAGAACGTGGACCTAAATAAGGCTACAATAGTGATATCGTTCCTGACAACAAACGGGGCGTTCCTGATAGGTTATAGATGGGGGAGTAGCAAGGGGAGCAAGGACAAAACGGACTTACTGGCTAAAGAGCAGGAAGACAAAAAACCATGAAGAATTTAGGTAAAATATTCTTTGGCATATTACTTGGCATAGCAGCTACGCTTCTTATGGGGCGTGGGTGTAAGCATAAGGATGCGGACCGTGCGGCTAAAGAGGCGGCTAAGAAGGAGACTTCTGTGATCGCTGATATTAATAAGCACCGGTTTGATAGTGTGCAGTACTACCGGGACCAGTTTGACCAGGAGCACGCACAAAAGGCTCTGATATTGGGAGACGAAGCAGCTATCAAGATATTTTACAAAAAGAAGGAAGATAGCCTGTGCACGGTGCTTCACCTGAGAAATGCCCAGCTAAAAGATATGACCGATGTGGTAAGCCAGGTTAACGGCTCGTTTACTACGGGAACCCAAACGGTGGGTGAGCAGGATATAATATCGGGTAAACCCGCTGGCTGGAAGGGCTATATGTTTCAGTACAAGGATGATTATATGCAAGAGACGGGGTTTGTGGATAGCGTGACCACTGAGGTACACTACCAACTGACCATACCGGTGAGCATTACGACTTTCTGGAAGCGTAAGTGGTTCCTGGGGAAGAAGCATTATTTCATTGACGGGTTCAGTACGAATAAAAATGTTCATATCACCGGTTTAAGCGGTGTATCTATAAACAGGTAATTTTTTTAGTTATGACTGAGGCTACAAAGATCATTGACTGGAGTAAGGTGGAGCTGGAGAAACTTTTTAAAGTGGTGCCTGTTGTTGTGAAGACTTACGGGCCACAAGCTCTGGAAGTGTGTAATACCATTAAAGCGGCTTTGCAAACACCAGAGGCTGCCTTGATAGAGGATGCAATAGAACATATGATACCGGGAGCCGGTGTTTGGGAGGCGGCGATTGTGACAGCTATCAGCAAGGCGCTGGGTGTAGCTATACCGATGATCACCAAGATAGATGCTAATGCGGCTACAGGTGAGAGCCTGAATGCGCAGGCGCTGCAACTGGTGCAGTACTTGCAGACGCTGAGTCCGTTTATGCAGCATGCGGGATTGCTGAAGCTGCTGAGCGGGTTGTTCCTGGCACTGGACTCTAAGTTGACAGAATTGGAAACTGACAGCGCTGCACAGACTTTATATGCAGTGAGTAAAAGCCAAGCTGCATAATGCCAGATGTGAGCTGTGAGTGGTACTGGGCTGTAGCAGCCTTCCTATTTGGCGGTTTTATTGTGTGGTGCGGGATGACAGCAGCAAGCAGTGTAGAGAGCCTTACCAGGGAAGAGGAACAAAAGTGCACGCAGCATATACTGAAGGATAGCAATATAGGGGTCGAGGAACGGCAGGAGCTTTTGGATGCGCTACAGGAATACGCGGTGGATATAAATTACGAGTTGACACATTTACCTCCGAAACTGGAGGCGATAATAAGGACGGTAACTGACAAATGGATATGAATAAGACTGATCAACTAAAAGAGGCATTAAGCAACAAGAACGTTAAGGCGTTCCTGGAAATGATCCGCCACAGTGAAGGCACTGTAGGTAAGGATGGTTTTCGTATGATGTTTGGTGGCAAATTGTTTGATTCAATGGCTGATCATCCGCATATCTTTTTCAATTACAAGAATAAGGAGGGCAAGGTGATCAAGACGAGTGCGGCGGGAGCCTATCAAATTACCTGGACTACATGGGTGGCTCTGAAGCAGATGCTGGAGCTTACTGATTTCAGCGAGGAGAGCCAGAACCTGGCGGCGCTGGAGCTGATCCGGGAGAAGGGAGCGCTGCTCCAAGTGCAGGGAGGATATTTTGTAGATGCAATAAACAAGGTGCGGGAGATATGGGCATCGCTGCCGGGAAGTGGATGCCATCAGCCGGAGCATAGCCTGGCAGAAGTGGAAAAGTGGTATGATGATGCGGGAGGAGAATTAATTAGCTGATTAGCTGATGTGATTATTAGCTTATAAAAAAAGTATTATGAGGGCGTATTTGAGCATGTTATTGTTGTGTGGTACTGCGGTGATCTCCGGATCGGCTTATGCACAGGACACGGTAAAGGTGGAGCATGATGCTTATACTACGGTATTTGTAAAGAGTAGCCATGTACCAATATTGGTGACTTATACGCTTTATAGCTACTCATTTGATTGTGATCAAACACAGCGGCTGGCCAGGACAAACAATTTTAAGGCTGATCCGGAGGTGAATGGTACGGCGCTGGGGAAAGATTATGACCACAGCGGGTATGACCAGGGGCATTGCATGAGCGCGCAGGATAACATTTGCGATTCGATAGCAATGGCTGAGTGCTTTTACTATACAAATATGATACCGCAGGCTCCGGGACTAAACAGAGGCATCTGGAAGGCACTAGAGGGCAATGAGCGGGATCTCGCTACCAAGTATGACAGCATCAAGGTTTATATAGGCTGGTATGGGACCGATAAGACGATAGGGCCGGATAAAGTAGTGGTGCCTGAGTACTGCTGGAAGGTGATCTACATACCAAGTGCGCATGAATGGGATTATTACATTTTCCCGAACAGAGCATGCGATGGTACGCCTGCAAGGTATATGGATACCCTGCATGAAAAGCAGTGCAACTGGACAGCCGAGCAGAAGCAATGGATGCTGTATATACTGGCAGAGGGGACACGGAAAAATTCAAGGTTTTAAATAGCTTTTAAACAATAATTAAACACTCTTTTTTATGAAGAAGATCAATAATGCCCGATCGAAATATTTCGAAGGCCATAAGGATGCCAAAGAATTGTGGTTTGTAAAGATAGGTGGCGTGGATAAGGGGTACCTGAGCGAATGGGCTGCCAATAACAGCATCGGTAAGGCAAAGGATGCTACAGTGGACCATATCACCCGGGAAGAGGTGGAAGAGTGGATAGCCAATGGTGGCGAAACGGCACCGGCTACATTTGACCATGAGGTGACAGAACAAGACATGATCGAAAATCCGGAATTTAAGGATCAGGGTATCAATGTGGGTGACATTATCCAGGTTCCCATTGATGCGGAAGATAAAGAGCCAGAAGTGGTAACACCTGAAGACGAGAAGCGTGATGTAGCTGCTGCAGCGAAAAAGAAAACTGCTAAGAAGAAGAAACCAGCAGCTAAGAAGAGCGCAAGCAAAAAATAGTGATTAACAAACGGTTCACTCCGGGAAAGGGGTAAGTAAACAATAACATTTTTAATACCATTTTATGGCAGCTCCAAATAAGAAACTTTATAACATACAGGCAGCGTTCAGGAGTAATCCAACGCTTGACGCCATGTATGTGACCAGCGATGGCCTTCCATTTAAGGCATCTACTGATGCCAACCGGCATGCGGCAAACCTTATGAAAAAGGCTACTCCTCAAGTGATGCCTCCAGAGGGCACTCCGGCATATGCGACCACACAAGCGGCAATTACAGCTGCAGGTGTGGTAACCAATATGAGCAGGGCACTTGTGGGTGTGCCTCCGACTGGAGGTGCTGCCGTTCCGGCTCCTGCTGCTGCCGTTCCGGCTCCTGCTCAATTGACGCTGGCCCAGGCAACCGAGGCAAATGATAAGGCGCAGGCTGCACTTGTGACTGCCCAGGAAGCATATAATGTAGCTAATGGCAAACTGACCGATGCACAAGCTGCGCTGGGCGTCCTGCCGTCTACTGCAAATAAGACAGCAAAGGGCATTGCTCAGAAGTTGGTAAATACTTGCACAGCTGCTATAGCTGATGCGAAAGCAATTTTGGAGAATGCTGAGTTTGACGCGACAATGGCCGCACAGAATCTGGCTGCTGTACCTACTGCCTAAATTAATTTGAAAATTTGAAAATGTGCAGATTTGAAAATGCACTTTAAATAGAATAGTTATGAAACTGAAAGGGTTTTTTGAATTTTTGATAGGGGTGGCAATGATGCCTTTGCTGGCGGGGGCTTCTCCATTTATGCATGTTTTGTTTGCGGTGATCCTTGTGCTGGCGATAGTATTGCCAAAGCCTAAGAATACGTTTTTCCTGAAGTATGGATTGCGGACGACTGCTTGTGGTACAGTTACGATCAATATCGCGCAGGCGTCCATCGGGCAGTCATTGCAGACTAATGACGGAATATGCGGAATGGTGCTTACAGGGGTTACTGAAGAAGGTGGGTACACCCTGGGCACGCCTATATATGTGACGAGCCTGGCAAGCGCATCGAGCGGGGCAAATGCAATTACCCTGGCGAACAATCCTTTTGCTTACCGGCAGATCAGCGATTTTTACAGTGTGCCCGGGACGGTGAATGCGGGTCTGTATATCATGCTTGTACCCAATACTATGACGGTAGCTGATATGGCCGATAATACGAACAGCGCCAGCGCGAAGGTATTATTGAATTATGCCAAGACGGCGGGATTGCCTATAAAGAAACTGTATATTATGAGCGATGATACGGTGGTGACTGTGGCTGATATAACTGCAGGCATTAACCCTGCCTGCTATACTGCAGTTACGAATATGCAGGTGATGGCTACAGCTTTTGCTGCTTTACAGTTGCCATTCAGGTGCATAATAGGCGCTACTTCTTATGACGGAACTGTAGGTAACCTTACGAATATGACCAGCGGGACTACCAATAACCGTGTGGAGCTGCTGCTGTGGGACTTACAGCCATCCAGTGGCTATAGTGGTGGCGCGGCATGTGCGCTTGGCTTTACGGCTGGTTGTGATGCAGTATTGCCGGTGCAAAGGAAGCGCAGCCGTGTAAAGAACGGGCCGCTGCCAGGTATAAGCGAATGCTATGTAGGTACTGAGACTGTTGAGGCTGCAGGCGGTGATATAGCTACCATGGTGACTAAGGGATTTGCTACTGTGCAGACTTATCCGCAGGCCAGTGGTTACTTTTTCTCAGGGGTGCCGATGTGTACGGCCACAAGCGACACTTATAATACCCTAGTGGCAGGATGCGTGATAGATAAGGCGCAGATCATAGCCTACGCAAGGTATTTGCAGGAGGTAGATGACGAGGTGCCAGTGCAGGCAGACGGGACCATTGATCCGAGCTGGGCGGGAAACCTGCAGCAGGAGACGAATAATGACTTTCAGACTAATATGGTGGCGCCGGGTAATTGTACGAGTGCGAGCTGCAGCATAAGCCTGACACAAAATATTGCTGAGAGCGGCCTCCTGGCTATAATGATAGTGGTGAATGGTGTGGCGTATGCTGTGAATATCCAGATCACACTGGGGCTGGCGGCGTAGGTAATTTGAAAATTTGAATATGTGCAAATTTGAAAATGCACTTAAGTTAAAAAGTAAAAAATCGTTTTTATGAGCCAAATAGGGTTTAATGAGTATGAAGAAGCTACCTGGAGTAATGGTACTTTCTCTGCAGGTGGAAGCGTGAGCGGAAAATGTACCGGCTATAAGTATAAAGAGAATTGGGCCGATAAGCCTCTGTATGCCGCAGGGAATAAGCCTCGTGCCATACAGCCGGGTAATATTGCTTATACCGGAGGTTTTAAGCTATTGCTGGGAGACTTTACTGCGCTGACCGTGGCAGCTAAAGCTGCAGGCGCAAAGAGCGTGTGCGGCATGGTAATAAGTGTAGTGATCACTTACCTGCCTCCAGGTGGAACTGTAATGCAGGATACCTGGGTAGGCTTTAAGATCAGCTCATATGAGAAAGGCTGGGACCAAGGGGCTACCGAAATGGTAATGGACTGCCAGGGGAACTTTACGGACCTGGTGACGGTGCCTTAATGCCCATAAGATGAACACTTAAAAACGGAGATAAAGTACCCAAATTGCCCCGCCCTGAAGCGGGGTTTTGGGGTGCAAAAACAACATTTAAACAGCATTTTTATGACAAAAGACAATACTATAAAATATAAGACCGAGTCGCAAAAACCTATGTATATAGGAGAAGTAACACCTGAGCAGATAGAACTGTGGAAGGCGAATCACCTGAGGGGGATATTCCAAGTGATCGATGATAATGAAAAGCATATCGGCTATTTCAGAAATCCTTTTCGCGGAGATGTAAACGCTGCACTTGCTAAAGCTGATGCAAAAGAGCCACTGGCCACTGTCAGGGTATTTGCGGAGCTTCTCTGGCTGGGCGGTAGTGATGTGTTTGTTACTGATACTCCAGAGTGGCTTGGAATGACAAGCGAGATCAGGGCGAAGATGAATGGTGTTAAGGCGCGTCTGGTAAACTTATAGGGGAAGCGGAGGAAAATCTCGATACCGATTCTCCCCTATATATCGAGACTGTAGTAGAGTATTATTTTCCGCGTTTTGATGCTAAGAACGCTACAGATGAGGAACTGGCAACGAGGGTGGCGATCATGAACCACATCAGGAAGGAAGAAAAGCGACAGAGCCAGGCGAAGGGCTAAAATTGAAAAACGGGGAATTCCATATAAATGACCTAATGTATTTATGGGCGATATAGTAACATTCACGCTCGAACTAAACGAGAAACTGAGTGGTGGCATCCAGAAAGCGGCTGTTTCCACTCATTCTTCTTTTGGGGGTATCCATGACGATATAAGCAAGGCTGCAAAAGGGCTGGACGACCTGGGTAACGAGCGCAAGATACGTGTGGATCATGGAAGCATAGGTGAAGCAACCGGCGCGGTAGAAGGGCTCACCGGCGCAATGGAGCGGCTGAGCGAGGTGCACCTGATAGGCGGCATGGCACTTGGTGAACTGGTGGCCAGGGGGGTGGAAAAAACAGCAGACTTCGCGAAGGAACAAATAAAAGACGTATTGGGCGGCGGTATGGAGGAAGGCAAGCTGCAGCTAGAAATGCAAGTGCTGGCCGGTGATGATGCAGGTAAGGACCTTTACGAGCAGATACATAATTACATTCCAAAAAGTTTATTTGGCCCTGAATTGAACCACGAGGCCGTAGTGCTGCTGGGGATGGGGGAAACCATGAAAAATATATTACCGGACCTGAAGGAGTTCGGAGATATCAGCATGGGTGATGACCAAAAGATGCAGAGCCTGATACTGGCATTAGGCGAAGCCAAATCGCAGGGTCACCTGAGCGGCATGGAGATGCGCATACTCAGGACTACCGGATTTAACCCACTGGTGGAAACTGCAAGGGTTACGGGGGAAAGCATGACAAACCTAACGGCCAGGATGGCTGAAGGGAAGTTTTCATTTAATGACCTGCGTAAAAGCATGGAATATGCTGTGGCTGAGGGTGGCCGCTTTCATGATATGCAAAACCGGATACTGGAAACGCCAGGTGGCCAGTATAAGGAAATGATCACCAATATAAAACAGGCGAAGACAGAACTAGGGCTGGCGTTGCTTCCTTCAGAAGCTGAAGTGATGAAAGCGTTTATGCCACTTGTAGAGCGGCTTCCTGAAGACCTGAAAAGAATGCAACCGGCATTGGAAGCCGTGATACACGACTTTGCCGATATGGTGCATTGGGTGAGCAATAATACTGATACCCTGGGCAAATGGGTGGGCGTAATAAAGGTGGGTGTGGAGGCGTATGTTGCCTGGAAGGTGGGAACGGTGGCCATGACTGCAGCTAACTGGTTGTGGACAGCAAGTGTGGGAGCAGAGACTGCAGCAACAATAGAGAATACTACGGCTGTTGAGGCGCAAACCGCAGCACTTGCCGAGCAGGGCGCAGTAGTGGAGGGCCTGGGGTTGAAA